TCACGCCACGTCAGACCGGATGAGTCGACCTTTGTTGTCACGGGGCAGATTCAGATGCGACATTGGACGGCGTGTTGGTCGTGACATTTCCCGGACCAGCCACTCATTGACTTTAGTTTTAAGCCATTTGTTGGAGCCACCCATATATGAACAGTCTGGCTCCGGGAATGGGTTGTTGTCGCTTGGTCGTTTACGGTAACGATCCAGCGTCCTGGAAGAAATCCTTAGCTGACAGCAAATTTCGCTGGTGCTCATCAATTCAAAGTCTCTAATTTTTTTGCTCATCGTTTTCTCCATTGGCCCCGCAACGGGCCATCGCTAATATTCATTTTGTCTGTGCGGGCAGATTTCTAAGTTTCCGGACGCCGATCATTGCGGTGGCTACGTAGCTGGTGGCCCGGTTAACTACTTCGACAGGAACCTTTACGCCATCCACTACAACGGTGTAATTGGTAACGTGCTTTTGTCTGCCGTAATCGCCGAACTTCTCATGATGCGCTGCCAGTGCAACATCACATGCGCGACGGCCCAATGGCGATTGCTTACTGCGATTTATAAGGCGCATAAAACCTCCTCAGGCGGGAGGGCGTAACCCCTCCCGATGCAATTAGCCGATGTATTCCGGTTTCATATCGTCCAGGGTGACGCGGTACTTATCGTGCAGTTCGTCGCCAAGATGACGTTTAGCAGCGCCAAGCGTGCTTTCAGCTTTAGCAAACATCTCTGCGGCTTCCGGTTCGCCAGGGTTTGGAATTGAGTTGATCACTGCCTCGACTTTGTTCTGTGCATCGACCTGGTAATAGCGCTTCACTGCTTTGTTTTTAATTCGGTGAACAGCGCAGTACCCAGCAACGCTTTCTGTGATTCGATATCCGCACGGATTGCTTTTGCCTGATCAACGGAACTTGCTGTATCAATGCGTTCGCGAAGATCGTCGGCAACAGCATCAACGTTAGCTGCCGACTCCTGCGCGCTGGTCCTGGTGCTAACCTCGCTGGTGATTTCCTGTACGCTCATGCGCTGGACTGGAGCAGGGTTAATCTCGCGTTCTTCTCGTTGCTCAACCTCATCAGGGCTGTACACGCCGAGGATCACTTCCGGGCAGTACAGGCGAGCCCAGTATTTAACGCCCAGATAGGCAATTTGCTGTTTAGGGTTTGAAACCCATAGCGGAGAATTGCGGGTAACAACGCCGGAGAGGTAAAGAGGTTCTCCCCAGGTGATTTCAGATTCACCTCGCAGAATGGCACCAACCTGAACGAACAGGCCGATCTCGTCCTCATCCGTCCAGCCACGAACGCGCTCAGTGACGGTGTACTTTCCGTTTTTCCCGTTTTTATCGCGTGTGATTTCCTTCGTTCTGGTGCAGCGCTCCCAGTCACCGCCATAGCGGTAATGAAAACGGCCATGAATGGCACTGGAGCTGGCGATTACTGCGTTGACCAGTTGTGCCTCGTAACCAAGAACGCCGTTAACCAGGTGTGTTTTCTGCGCCACAGCGTAAGGATTCATGCCCCATTGCATAGCCTGCATGACGATAGCCATACAGTCGGCTGGTTTCCCTGCAAGGTGTGCCGGTACCGTCACCTGTGAGTCTGCCATCAGGTTAGCGAAAGCCGTTAACTGACCCAGTGCCTGAACGTTAAAAATCGCGTTACTGGCAGAAATGGTGTTTGGTGCCTGCTGCTCAGTGGTAACAATGTTTGTGTTTTCCATGATTTTCCCCTTATGCCTGTACGCGCAGCGCTTCAAGGCGACGCACATCAAAATCATTGAGTTCTTCGGTGTAGTCTTCGGTAATCGGTGCAGGCCATTCGCCAGTATCGAAACCGTTCGCTATTGCACGCATCGCTTTGCGGTACTCGAGCATGCCAAGTTCCAGCAGTTCGGTGGACGCCTCAATGATGGCGACCCAGTGGTAGTTCTCGTCTTTGTTGACGAATATCCAGAAGAACTGATCCAGTGCGGCGGTTTCGCAGTACATAGCCGCGCTCAGGTGATAGTCCCTGTCGATGATTTCCCTGTGCAACTTCGCACGCAGGCCTTCCTGTTTGATGTTCCACATGCTGATAGTTTTCAGATCGGCGCCAATGCGCAGGCCGCCCATATCGATCTCAAGGTCAGGGCGTACCCGGACTTCCAACCCGGTTTCCTCATCAATCCCAAAGTAGCTCACCTCGACAGCGCGGCTTGGGTGAGTCAGCAATTTGCCGGCGGTCGGGTGCCCCAGCAGGGCTTTTTGAATGTTCAGCGCGGTGCTGAGCTGTTGGCGGGTGACCAGTACTTTCCCTTCGGGGTTCTCCCGCCACGTATCCAGCAATTCGTCGGCGAATACCGCTGCCGGATTTACTGATTTCACGGCCTGAATCAGATCGGCCTTTGTGCCAGATACTTTCAACGGCACCGATTTTTGCGCTTCTTGCGTGACCAGGTCGGGGTTGATTATTGCCAGTTGCTCAAGAAGCGCGTCACGACTGCCGCTCGTTTTAACCGGCGTAGACAGGGTGGTGTTGTACTCTTTGATACAGGCCTTCATGGCTGCGGCTGTTTGTTTCTGGTCTGCGTCAATGCGCTGGTATTCAGCAGGTAGCGCCATGTAGCTTTGGCCTGTTTCTTCCAGACTGGCGCCCAGCGGTACTGGCGCGGGCAGGGTGGCGTTGTACTCTTCCAGCAGCGCTTTGATATCGTCAGCACTCAGCAGCGCTGGCAGGCTGGCGTTGTGCGCGTCGATGAACTCGCGCAGGGTGGCGGTGGTGGTGAAAGCACCCTCAGGGATCTCCGGCTCTACGCTGAACTCCGCTTCGAGGTTTTCCGGCTGTAGAGCCAGAACATGTACCAGGTTGCCCATATCAAGCACTGGAGAGCGCTCTTTGACGATAGTCTTCTCTACGTGACGCGCGTTAAAGTACATCAGCGACACGCGAGCATCTTTCACCTGAGTTGAGCTGATCCCGTTGGCGGCGTGGTAAACCTCGTTTGGTACACCTTCATAGCGGCCCGGCTCGAAGTATTCCGGCCAGGCTGCTTCTGGCTCTTCTTGTTGCGATTCCGGTACGTTTTGTTGCGCCTCAGGTTCAGATTGGCTCACAGAATCGTTGTTCTGGTGCGTCTCAGCCTGATTCTGGTTCTCTACGGTAACTGCTTCTTTACCAGTACCCAGATCGCCTTCGCCTGCCTGCACCGCATCACCAGCCTGTTTTTCATCACTGTCAGCTTTTTGAACCTGCACATTGCTGGTGGTCTCCGGATTCGTTTCTGTGCCATGAGTTGATGAGTTCTGCATTAAAGCGGACACGTCGAAAATACCGTTGCCAACATTTTTAACCAGTTCAGGCTCAGATGCCGGTTGGCTTGTCTCGGTTTTCACCCATTTTGGGTCGTTCGGGTCGCTGATGCCCTCGACGTAGTCACCGCGTGCGGCGGCAAGCTGTCGGTTGGCTTCTTCTACCGCGTCTTTTTCCGGAGTGTGTCGGGCAGTCGTGAGAGCTTCCTCGGCGGGGTTCTCGTGATCAGTCTCCGTTAAGTTGGCGTTGATATACCCCTGAAGGCGTCCGGGGTAGTGATAAAACTCGGGGTGTGCGCTTCGGATCAGCGCGAAAATAGCGGCGCGGGAATAATCCAGGATACCGGGCGTTGCGCGAAGCGCTGCGGACCATTCTTTGAACGGACTTTCCTTTTTCTTTACGATTTCTTTTGCGCGACGGTAAACGCTGCCAGGTAGCTCATAGATATTAAAGTCCATAGGCAAAGTGGCCATTGCAATCTCTACGTCCAGAGTATCAAGAGTGTGTTCGTAATCAGGGTTACGGTCAGTCTTATTGCCACCGCCAGCGTTGGCGCCGCTTTCAGTGCGCTGAATAGCCGATACACGGTTGCCTTTCGCCCACTCCTTAACGAGCAAACCGCGATCGATATGCTCCGTCTCGAACCATGTTTTAAGGAACTGGATAACAGTCGCCAGTTCAGGAGTTTTTCCATCGACAGGGAATACTTTTTTAACGGCATTCACTATTTTGTGAATGTCATGTTCAATGGCTTTCTTGAACGCTTCAACATTCTCGGCGGCAAGCAGCAGGTTCTGGACATAAGAATTATCGGTGTCCATTTCGAGACGCAGAATTTCTTTTTTCTGGGAGGCGTCGACGTGATAAAGATACTCACCTTCACCTATGTACTGAGCAAGAACGCGGTGACGGAGAGGCATAGTTGCGACAACAGTCAGCTCGGGGGCTGGGGCTGTTGCCTGGGCAGGGCTGTTGCTTTCGTTACCAAAATTTTCGGTGTGGTCTTCCAGCACTTCGCCTGTTTCGGTATCAACACCATCGACGATATGCTGGCGCGCCGCGGCGGCGGCTTCAGATGATGGCAGGGTGACGCCGGGGATTTGTTCCCAAGTCATGCCATCTTCACCGAGGCGATAATAATTAGTGAAGGTAAAACTTATTTCACCTTCCGGCGGCAGCTCGTTGACTACCGGAAAATTGGTGCGGATCGGCCTTGCATAATCCTTACCGCGGCCGGTTTCAATTTCAGCATCTTCCAGAACGACATCCAGCATAAGGTTGGCGCGCGCTTCTGATTTTGCAGTGAACCAGACCGTCGCATCTTGCTTTCCGGATTTCTGCGTAGCTTTTACTACATAGAAAAATTCCATGTGAGATCCTCTTTTTTAGATGTAAGATCCCCGGGCCAGAGATAGCGCCCATTGGGTGAACTTTGGTTTTTTGTGTAGTTTTCCGGTGGAACTTTGGTCGGTGTCACCGGACGTATGGGCCGCCTTGCGCGGCTTTTACGTTAACTTTCGTGCGCCATCTGGTCGTATGAGGCACAGCGTACAGAGCAGTAATCGCGCTCTTCATGTGTCAGCTGCGCGCCGCGAATCAGCGTCAGCTCGTTTTTTACTTCTTTGCCTTGCTCAATCGGCTTTCCACACAGGTGGTAAGCGCATGTCTTTTGGTTATGCATCCGGATCTCCTTTCTGCGCCAGCAGGTAGCAGAGGCGGCGGATTAAAACCTCAATCCGGTTGAGCGGGACGGCCTGCTGTCGAGCTGGTTTACGTGCGAAATCAATCATTCTCACCCTCGTTTGCCTTATCGCCGGCCAGCGGAACATTGTTTAAACCTTCTGCGCGTTAACTTTTCCACCTCATTCCGGTCTTCGTATGCCCCGGACGGCTACTTCGTGGGCGTCCTGCCTGGGTGGTTCGTTGTTGCTATGGAATAAGTAAAGCATCATTTTACTTCTTAGTCAACTTATGCGGAATTAAAGTGTAAAGCAAAGCTGTACAGCAAGCATGTTCATTTTTGAACTATGTTTAGCAGCTCAATATGTATATGATTAAAAAAACATCAGTAAGAGGTGGTTATGGAACGCGATGAGCTGGAAGAAGACCGTGCGGCATTCATTGCGGGTGAGATTGGCGGCGCTGTGGTCGAATTGATAATCGACGGCGTAGTGATTAACCGTGATGCGATCGTTGAACGTCTGGAGGAGAAGCGGAGGAGAGTCGGGAACGTCATTCACAAAGGTGTATTGCGGGATGCGGCTGCGATGGTGAGGAAAGGGCAGTAAAAACCCGGCGCGAAGGCCGGGTTACGAGATAAGACTCATGTCTCTAAAAGTAATTTTTTGGCAAACTCAATCGTATCTTTATGATTTGATGCAGGAATATGATTTATCTTCTTAGCATCCATTGTTCTCTTGATGGTATCGATAACCTTGCTTTGGCCCTTAGTAGGGGATTCAGGAACTTCAATGGTGAAAAGAATGTCTTCTATATCCAGTAGGTTTTCTTCTGAAGCTCGAGTAATCCGCATGACCCATATGTCGCTGTGTTCCATCATTTTTCCAGGCTCGGTTTGGGTGAATGCTATAGGCTTTATCGCGCATTGAATCTCATTGTGCTTTTTGGCAACCAAAGGCATGGAGAATTTTGAATAAAACCCGTCGATAGACTCTTGCTTAAAGACATTTTTTAAACCATCAATTCTATCAATACTCCGTTTGAGTTCTCTTGCAAGCACATCCTCTCGGCGTTCTTTTGTGTAATCGGAGTGATTAACATATTTATTATAAATGCGTGCTAAATCTTCCTTTGGGTTGGCACTGAGAACAACCCTTGTCGTGCTGAACTGAAAAATAGATTCTTTCTTGGTCGTGAAATATCTAAAGAATTGAGCAAGTTGTTGGTGCCCTGAAATCTGAGATGCTTGGGCTTTTGCGAACTGCAACTCTCTCTGAATGGTGTCTTTGGCTATAGGGAAAATGCAATCATCGTGAAAGAAGTTTTTGACACGAGAATCGTTACGCTTAGTGATCTGAAAGTCAAAGTAATTTTCTTTTGGTGCACATATGACCACGCCTATGTTCGCGAATTCTTCAGTTTCCGCATAGGGTGCATACCTAACAATGCTGTAAAGGCATGGAGTTGTCATACTATTTCGCTCCAAAATTCGTCACGGTCGCCTTTGTCTAAGGTATCGTAAACAAAAGGTAAAAACTCATCATCAACGATCCACTCATCTGGTATTTCTTCAATAATAGCAGGAAGCTTAACTAAGCTATCAACGACCTTCTGACGATACTCGAGGCGATCTACCAGGTCAAACTCCCACTTGCGATTACCAGGACCGTAAACATGGACCAAAAAATCGTCTGGTCCTGCATTTTCATCAAAGGAGAGATTATGGTCAATTAGATAATACTTATCGTTGCCAACGTCATAAAGGATATTAACGTTCCCACCTTTACTGGTAAGCGTTCTATCTGCATTTATTACCCATCTGTCAAACACATAGATGAGTTTCTGTTGTTCTATAGGTACGATGGCCTCGTTTCTTGACTGAGAGAACGTCAGTGCTACCGCACCTTCAATGTACTGTGACGCAAAGGCGTGACCAGTACAAATGTTACTCTGGAGTTCTGGTGAATACTCAACAAGTTCTTCCGGCACAAATACAATCTTAAAATCAGGTAAAGTAAGGCCGATATCCTGAGCCAGGCAACCAGAAATAAACTCAGCCAAGAGATTTTTAGGAGGCATAGATGGTTTTGATTTCAAAACATATAATTGACCATCATCGCACTTGCAAAGAAATGGTTGTGTAGACCCTTCATTAATGCGACGAATTACTTCAACAACATTGGGAATTGCATCATCGTTGCCTGCTTCGCGCTCCATCACTAGTCCTTGCGTTTTCTAGTTTGCTTTACCGACGCCTTCTAACCTCGTGTCCATTAGGGACAATGCTTGATGGTTCATAAAGGCAAATTATGCTGAATCTCAGCATCAATGTTTTATTCAGCACATCAAAATTCCGATTTTAGAGTCTCAATCCCCCTGCGACCGAATCCGCCCCTTCATATACTTCTCATACAGTTCGTCGAGTTCTTTCAGCCGAATTGCGAAGATGCGGAGCATGTTCTGTTGCTCTTCTTCCGGTAACTGGCGATAGAGCTCAAGCAGGCGCTGTTCGTCGGGTTTAAGTCCGTCTTTCTCTCCGACATCCTCACCAAGCAGCCACGGAACTGATACACCAGCAGCATCAGCAATAGCTAATGCGGAGCTTTTGCTAATTCTTCCTGTTTTGAACCAACTGGAAACTGCTTGCTTGCTGACACCAGCTACCCTGGCCATCTCTGTTTTAGAGAAACCCTTCTTATTTAACTCTGCCAGCCTGGAGATCAGGCCATTCGTCAGTGTGTTATCGCTCATCGCCTCATTGTAAATGATTGCTTTACTTGTAGGTAGGCATGCTATGTTTGACTTGTTGGTAAAATGATGCTTTACTTTTGTCATCTAAGGAGGTCCTATGACTGGTATTGAAAAAGCAATTCAAAAATTTGGAACAGGGGCTGCTCTTGGAAGAGCGCTTGGATTTTCAAAAATGACAATTTCCAACTGGAAAAAGACCGGGATTCCCCCCGATCACATTCGTTCAGTTTTCGAACTTACAGGTGTTACGCCACATGAGTTACGGCCTGACTTGTATCCAAATCCAACAGATGCATTACCAAGCCAAGAGGCATCAGCCAAATAACCATAGAGGATATTTACCCATGGAGAACGCAATTGCACGAAAGTTAGACCCACCAGAAATCAACCCGATTGAGATAGAGAGCGTCCTGCTCAACCGGCTTGCATCGGTAGGTCAGAAATCTTACGCCGAGCATATGGGTATCAGCGAGTCGACAGTCAGCAGGCGTAAAGCTGAGGGATATTTCTGCAACATGGCGAAAGAACTGGCTTTTCTTGGGATTCAGGCCGCGCCACCGGAAGCGGTACTGGTATCCAGAAACTATCTCACAGCCGTAGAGATTCTCGCTGATGCCGGGCTAAAGGCTGAACGAGCCAGGCCGGATGCGCTGGGGTGGGACTGAAAATGGCAGCAACCAAAAAGGCGAAAGCCGCGGTGCGCGAACACCAACGGCTTTCTGGTGCAAAAACGGTAGGTAATTGCGGAGATGAGTATGTCAAATACCGCTGAAATATACAAATTCCCTGCGCCGGTACCGACGCAACAGGAGTGCCGTATGGCTGATCTGGAAAATGGCTATTTACGTTTAGCTAATCAGATCCAGGACGCCTTGTGTATCGTTGAACTATCGGGGCGTGAGTTCCGTGTTTTGAATGCGATTATCCGGCTGACGTATGGCTGGTCGAAAAAATCAGATCGTATTGCCAACAGCCTCATTGCAGATAAGACAACACTGAAGGTAAAGCACGTATCCGAAGCGGTGCTGAGTCTTGCCTATCGTAACATCATTATCCTGCGCCGTATTGGTCAAACAAGATACATAGGGATTAACACAAACCTGGATAAATGGGCTTATTCCAAGCCACATTGCTCAAAATGTCCGGTGTCTTTTCCTGATGATGAAATTGCCACATGGATTATTTCTGTACCCGAAACCAGGGATAGTTATCCCCGAAAA